TTCAAGCACTTTCTCGTTAACAATTACAGAACCTTTCTCAGTTGTCTGAGAGAATATAACACCGGCTGCTGTCAATCTCTCTGCTATCTGCTTCCGTGACCCCACATTGAACTCTGTTACCTTGTCTTTCAGCTGCTTTCCCGTCTTCTCCGACCATCTCTCCTCCACTATCGGTGGAAATACCTTCTGAAGATCCGCTGTTATGGTCCTCATCCGGTGAGTTATCGACTGATACAGAGATGTCGCTCCACTGACGTCTAGCACGAAGCCATTTCTCTCCTGAACCGCCATAATGATAGCGACTTGGTGCTCTAAATCTACGCATTGATCTGAAAAGCCTTCTGTATTTAGTAAATTTATGAGGTATTTGTAAAGTGTAGTAGTTAATTTAACGTCTTGTTTACAATAAGAAATCATCTCGTCTGACAAGCCACCGTCATAGTCGCTAAAGTCAATCTTATGATCTCCTAAACGCTTACCCCAGCTGTCTAAACTGTGACCACCTTCCAGAGAGGGATTGTATAGTCTACTGAGCACTAGGGTATCCAATTGCTTACTAGATGGCACACATAGATTCCAAACCTTCTCTAGTACTGGTGCGTCAAAGCCTATGATGTTATGGCCAATGACGCCTACAGCATCACGCAAGAGAGGCGCTAAAGTCTCTGGTGTCGTATGTACAGCCATGTTGCCTGTGTATACTTCCTCAGTGACTACGCACCAGATCGTGTCGTGCTTGGTGTTGGTCTCGATGTCTAGTGTAATCAACATAGTACTGCCTCGCCGTAGTCTCTTTGTTGCTATGTCTATCGTATGGGTTTGTGTGTCGTATCTGTGTCTTTCTTTCTTGGATGTCTAGCACCCAGTTACCAATCTTGCTCATCATCATCTCCAATGCTTTCGTAGTCAGATTCAGATTTTAAGTCAATCCTGTCAATAGTGTCAATGTCTTCTGCTGTGTGGCGGTAGCAGTTGTTACACAGGTCCAGAAAGTCTCCAAACTGTGCTGACTTTCGTGTAGCTTCAAAGTCCGACAGTGCTGCGTTACAGGCTAAACATCTCATTATAGAAACCTCGAAGTTAAAGTTGAATACGCTTTTGCGGCTGTTTGTGGCACGACTCCGTTTCCCAAAAGTCTAAGTCTGTCCACCCTGTGGGCACACCCATCAACCACTCTGCCCAGTCTGGGTTCAGGTAACCACTGCTGTGAGGCCTCATCTCTGACTCCATTGCCACTGCTGTAAGCGATGGAGTGTTCCTCGTGTACTCCGCTGGGTAAGCACCCTCCTTGCCAAGATGTGCTGTCGGTGTCGGCCAATATGTAGACTCGCTTTCTTTGGTGTGGTGCGCCGACTTCACGCGCTGAGAATATTCCCCACGTTGCTCTATAACCATCTTCTTCCAAGTCGCTGATGACTGTTCTGAGCCCAAGCGATATATGTCCTTCGACATTTTCAAAGAAGCATTGAACAGGTCTAATTGTTTGAATGTGTCGCCTGATAAATGGCCACAAGTGTCTTGGGTCATCTGTTCCCCTGCGCTGTCCTGCTGCTGAGAATGGTTGGCAGGGATAACCTCCAGTAATAAGGTCAACGCGGTCTCGAAAGACTTCCGATGGGAAGGTTTTAATATCCGTGTAAATAGGTGCGGGAGGTAACTGTCCGCTTTCCATCTTGTTAACCAAGTTCGCAATGGCGAAGGCTTCGATCTCCACATAAGCGACGACTCTATGCTCAACCCCGGCAAGGTCAAGTCCTCTTTCGATTCCACCATATCCTGCGCAAAACGCGATGACAGTTGGTAGTTCTTTGGTAATATCCACATTGTTATTCTCCACTTTACAGACCTTCTTCCATAATTTCTGACATTCTACCAGATTCCTGATTATAGAGCAAACCAGCTGCTCTGCCTGTAATACCTGCAAAGCGATTCTTCAGCACCCTAACGTGCGTTGTGTTCCTCTCGATAGGATCATCTGCCTGTCCATTCCTCTCTAGTCCTATCACCATGTCAGACAACTGAGCAATACTAGCAGAGCCTCTGAGCTGTGACAGTGAGCTAGCTGCTCCTTCTTCGTGACCTTTACCGTCTGGTCGCTTCAAGTGACTTACCATAAACAAGGTAATACCAGTCTCCTGCACTAGCATTCTTAGCTTGGTGCAGATCTCATCCAAAGCCTTACGTTCGTCGCCGTTGCTCTGAGCTGATACAACAATACTAACGTGGTCTAGGAATAGGTACTTGGTGTCCAATGCCTTAGCCATGTAGCGGCAACGGGCCACGATGTTGTCAATACTGGTGCTGCCGAAGTGATCAAACAAGTACATCCTGTTTGTTCCCATTGTCTTCTCGAAAGCATCCCATCGTTCTTCTTCTGTTGTCTCGACAGTAGGTAGATGGATAGGCTTATTTGCGGCTAACGACATTAACGACATTGCTGTCTTTCTGGCGTTCTCCTCAAGAAACAACAGCCCAATATTATCCTCTGAGTTCTGTAGGATATGCCACACTATCTCACGTACAAACTGAGACTTACCCAGTCCAGATCCGGCTGTGATTGTAACTAGCTCTGCCTCTCTGATGCCGAAGGTCAGTTTATTGACACCAGCCCAAGGGTACATAACAGCAGCTTTCTCTACAGGTCTATTGACCTCATCCCATAGGCTAGCACCGTTGATGATACCGTCTGGAACAAAGCGCTCAGCTGCCCAGAAAGAGGCGATATAGGCTCTGTCATCGTTATTTAGTAGGAAGTCACAAGCGTCTTTGTACTGACTAGGAAATTTCATCACCTTAGACTTGCCACCAAATAGCTCTGCAACCTCCCTTGCAGCTTTAACGCCAGCTTCGTCACTGTCAAACGATATAACAATGGTGTCGAATGTGTCTAGCCACTCGTAAGCGGCCTTACAGTCTCCCAGAGCACCGCTAGCACCATTCTTGACACTGACTACAGGGTACTTACTCCCTTGCATCTGATAGCTTGCTAGGGCATCGAACTCGCCTTCTGTGATTGTGACAGTCTTACCACCCTTGCTGAATAAGTGCTGACCGAATAAACCAGTGCTTCTCCAATCGCCCACGACAGAGAATTGCTTGTCATGCTGTCGTATCTTTGCAGCAATAGGGATGTTGGCATCGTCTGGTGAGTGATAGCTGAAGTAGGTTTTATCAGCATTGTGCATGACGCCATACTTTTTCGCGGTCGCTGTCGTAATACCGCGTTCTGGTATGGCCTTGTAGTTCCCTGTAGTGAGTAAATTCTCTATTGCGTCAAAGCTCTGTTTTGGCTGTGGCGTCTCTGCCATCATAGGCATCTCAATGGCAGAGGTACTTGTGCCCTTCTTAAAGTCTCCACAGCTAAAGCACTTGGTACTACCGTTATCATTAACGCATAGAGCATCTGAAGATCCACAGGCTTCACAGGGTAAATGTGTATCAGTGAACGACATGAGTTAGTCCTCTCCGAATAGGTAGACATTACCATAGCTAATCATTAACAGCGGTAACAGAATAATAGTACCCATAAACGGCATAGCTTCCGTTTCTTCAGTGTTTACGTTATAAACCCAGACTGGTCTACTATCCACAAATTCTATGTCAATACCAGTGCCGCTGCGCCATTCGACGCTTAAGTGTTTACCAAATATAAGTTTATTTATCATTGTCTCTTTTCCTCTGTTGATGTTCTTCTTCTTTGTCCATAACAATTAAGACCGCACCGCATAGCATAATGGCTAAACCCCACAATAACACAGCATTAACTAAAAATTCTAACATCTCTGCCTCCTATCTTCTGTATTGTATCATAATCTTCAATCTCTCTGTTGAATTGTTCGATTATCTCAGCATCAACAGAGTATATTCTAGCGGCATCTTTAACAGATAACACCCCAGCATTAACGTCAACTCTAGCGCGACACAGCGCCATCATATATGGCGTGAATGCGCCCTCCGTCATAAACTTTTCAAACATAATTGTCACCCCGCATTGACAGTGTTTTATCTAACGATATAATTGAGTCTATACAGACCTCAAGAAAGTTTTACCATCTCAAGAGAAAGACAACAAGTAGTTGTAATCCTTAACTCTAGAGAGACGGTAAAACACTCTATAGTCTCTATAGGTTTCTCCTAACATGCCATTCTAATTGCTCTCTCAGCGCGTTAACAGCTTCTAAATCATCCTCATCTGGTACAAAGGACTTCTTACCCTGTAGAAACTTGCAATCGACTATGACGTCGTTAACAAGCTGGAAAAAGTCCTCTCTGGCCTCTTTGTCTTGTTGATCGTTCATCTGTTGCTCCTCTTCTGCTGTCATCATATCAGCATCGCCATGATGCCATTCTGGATCTTTCATTATAAAACCCTCTCTGTTTGTTTAAGTCTCTCGAGTATTCTGACAGTCGCTTTTAAGATGTCAATACGGGCTATCAATTTATTTTCTGTTATTTTCCACACGTTAAAAACACCCACAGTCCCTACCAGTTAAACAGCTCTAAAACGCCCTGTAAGCCATTCTAAGCCATTTTAAGCGTCTAAGGTATGCTAGGGTATAGGGTAGAGATAGAGTCGCTTAAATCGCCATATATTAACAGACAAAAAAAACCCGCCTATAGAGACGGGGCGACGATAACGTCAAAACACACTAGGGGAATTCTATAAAGCCAAGCGCAGCCATTTATTGCTGAGCCTGTCACTGCTAGTTTCTAAGCGGTCAAAGGTATGGCCCTCCGTCGCTTTGCGTGGTACTGACTGCTGGACCTCTTTATCTGTAACTACCTCTTTATTCCGCAATCGACCCCACAGAGTAGCGTCGGGGATGTCTAGGATTATAGACAACATCTTGGTGCTGTAATATTCGCCAGTAATCAGCCGGTCATGTGTCCCGGTGAACTGGTAGAGTTTCGGGGGTCTGTTCATGGTTCACGCTCCAAATAGTAAAACAGTAAAGACAAACGAATACAGCATAAACGCACCAGCCGCCGCGCTTGCTATCATTAAAGCACTGCCAACGAGGGCGGCTGTGACGTCACTCCGGCGACTCTGTTTGTCCTGTATCGCTTGCATTTTTAAATAGGCGCTATTGCCTTTGTAATTGCTTAACATTGTGTCACCTCTTAAAAGTCTTGAATTATTAGGCCGCCGTCAAACTCTATGACAGATGTATGATCGCGCAGGTCGTCTATGGTGTCTAGCTTTATGCTGTTGTAATTTGCTTGCACCTCTGCGAGGTCTGCATATTCTGTAAACTCACAACATAGCGCTATAACGTCCAGCTCGTAAGGCACGCCAGTGTCTTCTGCAAGTTGTTCTAACCACTCAAACAAAGCGTCCAGTGCTTCGTAACTGAAATTAAAGGCGCGGTTACAGTCTGCAAAGGCGCGGCGGAAATCGTAACTATTAATTTGCTTGATCATTTTTATTGCCTCTAGTGTGTTGTTGTATTGGTTTACTCGGTGACACTATAGCCAATGCCACCTGTTGAATCAACTACGCCATATAGTCCAGAAAGTCTTCGTAAGATACGCCGTGATCTGTTAGCAAGTCTAGCTCTATGCTATCCATCATCGACTGGCAATAGCGGGCACTCATTATCAGTGCGTGTTTCTTTGCCTCTTGTTCGGTGCCTACCGTGGGCCCAAAATATTTGGTTTTATTCTTAAATACTGCCCAATCGTCGGAGTCATCTACTTGCTTTGCTTTGTATTTTAACATGGGTATCACCTCTGTCTGTTTGGTTTAAAATTCATCTGATAAAATACGCTCAACTTCTGAATCATCTTTGTTTCTTAGCGCCTCGACTACATTATCATTTTCTAACGCTATCATCGGATCAATATAGTATTCTTGACATAGTGTGTTGAATCTTGTTTGAGTCATAATATGTAACCTCTGTCTGTTTGGTTGCCCCTTGCGGGGCGTTGGTAGTTAAGCGGGATATAAGAATAATTTTATTTCGCTAATTTCTTGCATTGCGTTGCAATAGATTTCTTCAATTTCAAATATCTGTTTGCGTACATTTTTTTCGTGTTTTCTGCGTTGTTCCGCATCATACCCTTTAAGTAAGTTTTCCAAAGTGTGACCGTTATGCTGTAAGCGTCTAAGGTCATTTTTAAGTTCTCGCAGTCTGCTAGTATTCATAACAAGTGCCTCGTTTTGTTTGTGTGGCCATCCTTGGCCTGTTGTAGTTTATAGTGCTGAGCGGATAGCTGTTAAGACTGGCGCAGATTTGTTATTAGCAGAGCGTACCATAGAGTCGATGGCGCGATAGTTGCCGTTGTTGGCGTGTATGATTGCCAGCTTAACTGCGCGTTGGTCTGTTTTGCTTAGCTTGTTGATTAGGTCTGTCATGTTGTCCGCCTTGTTTGTTTGTCTGTTTGTTTGCTTGATGGGTTCATTATATATTAATTGCAATGCGGGTCAACTATTTATCTATAACAATTTAGCATAAGCTTATAACCAATTGAACACAC